ACCAATATAGCTGTTCGAATTCAACGCACCGCCGGAAACAGGCAGATTTAAATATAAATTATCCAAACCTGCAAGAGAGTAACGACGTACACGATTAACATTTGGCCAGTTAGAGGTCATAACCGGAAAGGTATCCTCCTGACGATTGGCATAATAATGCCGGAAGATATCGAAGTACATCAGATAAGGGATAAGATTAACATAACCTCCCTTGGTGGGTGTGCCTGAAGCAAAGCGACCATAACCAACACCAAGGCCAAGGAAAGCCGGAAGGGAAGATTCATGAACCCGAGTGATAGGGCTTGTAGCTGAAAGATTGTAAGTCGGGTATGATACATCCAAAATACCACGCGATTCTGCCGACATGAAACCATTACGCCAAAGACGAGGTATATAGAGCGAAGTGCCAGCAAAGAATACACATATTTGAAGGCGATAGGAACCATACAAAGGATTAAGAATCGCCTGCGTATTCATAAGGTGCTTAAACTCTAACTGAATCTGATCGCCAGGCAAAGCTTCACGACAATAAATCGGATAACCAAGACCCGGAGCCATTGACGTCCGCAAATAATGCGAACGATCATGATGCGCCATCTTTGGCGCTCGTACTTTTTCTTTTGGGAATAAAGCCATAACTAAAAAGGATAAAGATCTAAAGTGAATTCGTTTATATCATCGTAAGGATTGAATTCACGTAAAGAACCCTTACGAGGTTCAGAAGTTATAGGTTTACTCTTCCCTGACCGAAGAGTAACCTCGAGCAATCCTGCTCGATCTTGCGCATAGGAGAGTGGTTCTGTATAGGTTTGCCTGCCAAGAACCTTTTCGAAGGGTCGCTCAGATTTGGATAACAAAACTTTAAAGTTACGTATTTCATCATCCGTAAAAATTTTCGAGCGATAATAACGAGGCATAGCATACACAAAAGAATCAAACTTGCAATACAAATTAAGAGGATCATTAGCATTTCCTTTCTTGTGCCATGATCGCCATTGCTCTTGATTACAATAGGACTGTCCAAGACCGGGAGATACGAAAATCGTTGGTTTGTGGAAATCAACGGCGGGTTTTGTAATGTATTTCGTGGCGTAAGACAACTGCTTAGCGGATCGAAGAGGTTGGGCACATATAAATCCATATCTCCAGGATCGACCCAGATCTCGTTCGGGGATGTTGCAATCCCAAACGAATCCGTGGAAATGGAGGCGTCCACGCTCTTCACCGAGTTCTGAGATAAAGAATCGTTTGGGAGAACGACGACCGGGAGTATAATAGCGCAACCGATCAACAAAGGCGCGCATAGCGGAAGCCATACCCGCTTTGGTTTGAAACTGTTCATAATATTCAGGCGCGATAGTTAATGTTAAACACGTACAAGAATCATGATTGCCAAACATATGTTCATGAAGCAAACGAACACGCCAAGAGCGGGCTTTGTCACGAAGGCAACCAAGACACTTGCCACAGTCAATTAAAATTTGATAATCCTCAGGATAACCCTGCGGAGAATTGTTCGCAACACGCCACACTCGGAGATTTTTAGCTCCAAGTGTGGTCTTAGGATTAAAATGAGGGTTGATAATCTGACGAGGGCGTAGACAGTGCGACATTACAACCGTTTACCTCCAATATCGAAGACTTGAGTATGAGGATGAGTGGGTTTACTTTTTCCTCTTTTTCTTTTGAAACGTGACATAACAACCAGATTTAGGTACAACTTCGAAAATACGACGTATGATATCATCCACACGAATAGTTAGAATGTAATCAACAGAGCCAACGAAGGAAAATTCCTTCTGATAAGAGAAACAGAAACCATAGCCGCCAAGCGAAACTAGGGAATCGTAAGTAGCAGGACACACAATGACGCCTTCACAATAATCCAAATAGGAGGCCTTGTGAAAAATATCAAGCAACACACAAACGCCTCTTAAAGCGTCCATACAGCTTGAATTACGGAAAGTCTCGGGAAATCTCATCGCCTAATACGAGATACGTTCAATGAATCGACCCGCTCGTATTCAACCTCGGAACCCTTCACGTAGGTATAAGAGTATCGAGTGCAACTTGAGAGTAAGATGGCGACAGCCGCAACAGCAGTCGCAACCACGATCGAGACACGAGACCATTTGGGTAAGCTCTTTAAGTAGCCTACAAGTTCGTTTAATGTCATCTTTACACATTTTAGAAAAGTTAATAATGTTCTGATATTGAAAAATTTAATGAAAGGAATAAGCGAATTTAATATAATATTAAATCTGCTTATCTCTTTAGAGAACTAACACCACTGAGGCGGGGGACAAGCAAGACGTCAAAGATCGAGAGCTAACGCAAGTGCAAATATATAAATTTTTTACATTTGTGCAAAAAAAAAACGATTATTTTACAAATTTCATCATTTTTATTAAGCACCTGGAGGGGAGTAGGGGCCGAACCTTGCGTCTGAGCTACTTAGCGTCTCGCGCACGTACGCACGCGAAACGCGCGCGCACGCGCACGGCCTGCAGACAATCTCATCCGCGGGGCCCCCTAACTCCCCTCCAGACCTCCCCAGTCACCCGAAGGTGTGCTTCGCACAGATATTTATATCGGGTATTTATGGGCGCGACGGTAAACCGTCGCTTACGTGCCAGCGGACTCCGTCCGCAACCATGGCACCTTATAGAGGTGCTAAACGCTACCTGCGGTGCCTGTTTATTGAGTTTGAGGCAAAAGAAAAAGCCCCGACTTCGCCTTGAGGTCGGGGCTACACAAAAAGAAAACAAGATGATCATCCTACACACTGCCTCAATTCGGCACCTAAAAACATAATAAGAAGAAAGGCGAAGATGTAAACTTTTGCCTTAATCACGGCAATTATTAGCCGTACAAGGATATCAACGGGCCGTACCATAAGACAAACGTATAAAAAAACATTAAGGTATCAAACCTTCCTTGATCATCTTCATAGTACGCGCAATTCGCCTCGTTTTCTCGGGTATATTACGAAGATCGTGAAGATCAATCAAGCTAAGTTCAGCCTTAGCATCGGTAAGACGCGCCGAGGCCTTCTCCGTCTTAAGGCGTTCGTCAATCCATTCCTTTGTTGATTTCAATGAATCAGTCCTAGCCACAAGTTCATCAATCTGAGCCTGCGAAAGCGCACCGTGATACTCAGCCTGTATCTCAGCCAAAGCAGCATTACGGGAATTGAGCCAAATACGAGACTGAATCTCTCTGCGCTGATCTTCCGTAAGAGATCGACCAGCAACCGAGCGAGCAATATCCTCATTCATCACCTCGTACTGCTTGGCAAGATTCAAGGCCTTCTGACGCTCGATTGCCACCGAGGTATCGTACACCTCATTGCGGAATCGAAGGTCAAGAGAATCGAGCTTATTAGCCAAATCCTTGCCAATTATATTGGCGTCAGTAAGGCGGGCATTCAAAACTGTAAGATCATTGGTGAGCTTCTGACCTCGCTGGGTCTCGTCTGGATTCAGGGTGCGACCGCGGGTTTCATCAGCCTGAGCCTTGATAAGATCAATCTCGGCCATTTGTTTTGCAAGACCAAGGGCACTTTGAAACTTCATGTTGGTATAATCGACGTAAGGGGTCGAAACACCACCAGCAGGCTGCACAGAAGAGGGAGCATTAGTAGGGGAGTAACTACCGGCAGTACCAAAAGCGGCATTAACGTTCAAGCCTGCGGCTTCGTAACGCTGACGAACCGCATTAGGATCGTTATAAGCCTTTTGATCCTCGTAGAACTGCATTTGACGTTGCCATGCAAGATCCGCGGCTTCCTTCTGGTACTTGTACTGCTGCTGGAGCAGCTTTTTATTTTTCGAGTAGGAAAGATCAGCCATCGCAAAATTCATAGCCGCATTTCCTACCGCATCCACGTAGGGTGCATATTGATCTAGATTAGCCATAGAAAAGGATTTTATAGAAAATCGGGGATCAGTGTGGAATCCTTTTATGAGGATTTCCACACTTATACAATATTATCAAGTATTAATATTGTATTCCCCGATTTTCTGGTTACTGCTCAGCAGACCCTGAGTTAGATGTTGGCGCAGAGTCGGAGGCCGACGAAGAATCGGAGGCCGACGAAGAGTCAGAGGCCGACGAAGAGTCAGAGGCCGACGAAGAGTCGAAAGCCGAAGCGGGAGCAAAAGCCGGCGCAGGGTCAGCAACAGCATCAAGTCCGGCCATAAGATCGCTTTCCAACTTATCAAGACGATCCGTACGAATATCGCCGGCTGGATCAACAAGCCAACGACCGTCGGCATCGATCTCACCTACAAGGTCTTCACCAAGATCAGCCGGAATGAAGTCCGGAACGACACCTTCGACATAGAACTGCGCAATAACTTCGGAAAGAGTAAAGCCGGGCACGGTAGTCGCAGCAGGCGCTGTGAATCTCTGTGATTTTTGTAATTGATAAAGTCGCATAATATTAGAATTTAGGACGTAAGCGCTTAAGAACCGTAGAACGAACACGATCACGGATATAGAACTGAGCATAGAAATTCTGAGCCGTAACAGACTGATCCGCAAACGGCTGATTCCAGTCACCCGGATCGATATATGCCGAAGAAACCGTAGCCTGAGTAGGAGGCGTAATGGGGCTACTCGTATTGTCGACACGCATATCACGAGCAAGAACCCACGACTTTTCAGTCGAACAGAACGAACCACGAACCTTATTTACAGCCGTCATATACTCAACCCAAGCAGGCTGTTTGCCAACAGAATTAGCAAAAGGATCAGACGTGGCGGCATAAGGTTTCGTTGAATCCCAAGCTGGCGGAAATTCAGAATTAAGATCACCAATCAGAACATCCTGATATCCAATGCCATTATACTCAGGCATGAAAGAATCCGAAAGCTTACCATGTAATGCATAACGCTCCGTAAACTGATAGTAATCCACACGCGGAACAAGGGTTGCAATGGCCATAACATAACCGGGACGATCTGCAACAATGTTAAATCTACGCGAATCACCATAACCAATTGCAGACGAACCTTTGTCACCAAGATACTGATCAGCATCACCAACCTTAGCGGAAGTTGTAGCACGGATATCCTCAAAAAGAATATCCGAAGAAACAGCGCCACAAAATGTAGGCATATCGTCCATTATCTTAGGCGTAACACCAAAATGAACGCGGATCCAGTCCTTGAACGTACCATTAGTAACAACGTCCTTATTTCGGGCATTCCAGAGCTTTTTAGCCGTAACAAGCTGGTCAACCTGAAACGAATCGCCAGTCGTAGATACAACAACCGTCGAAACATTCTTATCGAAAAACGAATCACTAAGGATCACGTTCATTCGATCGGGCATGTAACAACATTGAAACAGACCGCCAAGCGGCACAGCCATAGAAGGCGGCACAACCGCCGAACCGGCCTGCTGAGATGTGAAAATCTGGGCAATCGGTGTGTTACTAATATAGCTGTTCGAATTCAACGCACCGCCGGAAACAGGCAGATTTAAATATAAATTATCCAAACCTGCAAGAGAGTAA